ATCAAACTTTTTCAGGTGATGGTTCTGATACAACTTTTACACTATCAGATACCGGCCGAGAAGTAGACCAATTAGCTGTATTTGTAGATAGAGTTAGAATGACATCAACAACAGATTATACAGTATCAGGTACAACTTTGACTTTTGTTAGAGCGCCTCATAATGCAGCTGAGATATATGTACAAGTAATAGATAAAGAATATAAAAACGAATCAACAGACACCTATCAACAATATAAGTTTGAAAGTGGTAGAAACCACTACAAGCTAAATAGTGACGGTAAGTTAGTTAGAATAGAAAATAAAAAAATGCCGATAGATGAAACAAACTTTCCAGATGATGTATTGGATAGTGAATTTGGTAATTATAACGGAAATGCAATTGTTAATTCAACTACTTGGTCGGTGTAGTATAAATATATGGAACTAATAAGGTAAAAAAATGGCAGATTTTGTACTAGGAAGATTAAAATTTAAATGGCGTGGTGATTGGGCTGTCTCAACAGCTTACTTAATTGATGATATCGTTAAGTATGGTGGTAACACTTATGTTGTTTTAACAAATCACACTTCTCAATCCGCAGCTGCCAATTTCTATACAGATTTATCAGCCGCAAAATACTCATTACACACCGAAGGACTTTTCTTCAAAGGTGATTGGGCTGGTTCAACATTTTACAAATTAAATGATTTAGTAAAAAACGGTGCATATCAATATAGATGTAAATTACAACACACATCAGCTTCTACATTTGCTATAGGTTCAAATTGGCAAGTATTCTCAGAGGGTTTACAATGGGAAGATTCTTATGCTTCAGGCACAACATATCAAGACGGTGATGTTGTAACCTATGGGGGTTACACTTATGTTTATGTTAACGCAACACCAGCTGCAGGTCAAACACCTACAGATAACTCATATTGGGATGTAGTAACAACCGGATATAATGATAACGGAGTATATACAATTGCAACTGCCTATAAAACTGGTGATGTAGTTAGACATGGTGGTAATTCGTATGTATGTAATGCTAACCATGACGCCGGCACACAATATCCCACAAGTACAGAGGGTGTTACAAATTCATCTTATTGGGATTTAATTGTACGAGGATTTGATTTTCAGTCAGGTGGATATAGTTCATCCACAACTTACAATATTAGTGATGTAGTAAGATATGTTTCTTCAACTTATGTAATGTTGAAAGATAGACAAATCAATGTCACTCCAGGTACAGACGGTACAGTTTGGCAATTAATGGCACAAGGTGATACAGGTGCTGTATTATCTACAAGAGGTGATATAATTGTTCAAGACGCCTCTCAATCAACAAGATTACCAATTGGTACAGTTGGTTCAGTTTTAACTACAGACGGTACAGACCCAATTTGGTCAAACGCTGAAGGTAAAAATGTTTACTATGTTGCAAACTCAGGTTCAGATAGTAATCCAGGAACACAGTTCTTACCATTCAAAACAGTTTATTACGCATTACAACAAGCAACTTCAGGAGATGTTGTTGACTTTGATACGATTACAGGTGGTACAGGCGGTACTCCAGGCACTTACGATATTACACAAACAAGTACAGATGGTTCAGGTACAGGCGTTACAGCAAGAGTAATCTTAGATGGTTCATCTACACCAGCAATCACACTTACAAGTGGTGGTTCAGGCCATGCAGTTGGTAATGTTATTACATTTACAGACGGAAGTTCACAATTAGGTGGCGCTTCATCCATTACAATAGCAGTAGTTTCTGCTTCGATTGGTGATGTTGTTTATATTAAGAACGGTGTATATAGAGAAACTTTACCTATTAGAGTCGCTTCTGGTGTTACAGTTCAAGGTGAATCTTTAAGAGGAACAGAAATTCGACCTAATTCAGGCACAGGTCATCAAGTTAAAACAGTTACAGTTACATCTGGTGGTACAGGTGGTACTCCAGGTACTTACAATTATGTTCACGCTAACGCAACATCAAGTGCTAGTGCTACGGCATCCACATTTGTTGCAAATGTAGTGTGTGATGGTTCTTCAACACCTACTGTTACAATTTATCATGGTGGTGCAGGATTTGTTGTTTCTGATACAATTACAATTCCAGGCTCTTCATTAGGAAGTTCTTCTGATTTAGTTTTAACAGTTGCTTCATTAGAAAATAATAACGCTTCTAATTTGTTCTTGGTTAATAACCAAACAAACATTGTTCAAATGTCATTCAAAGGTTTAACAGGAACACCAGGTGCAGGTACAACTGGTAAAGCTGCCGTAGTTTCTTTAGACCCTAGTGGTTCGATTACAACTGCTTCTCCTTATATTCAAAACTGTTCATCTGTAAATGCAAACGCAACAGGTGTTCAAATTGACGGACTATTACATAGTTCAGGTAACAAATCTATTTTATGTAATGACTATACACAAATTAACTCAGACGGTAAAGGTGTTCATGCATTAGGTGGTGGTCGTGGTGAGATGGTTTCAGTCTTTACTTATTACAACGCAATTTCTTTCCATGCAGAATCAGGTGGATTTATTAGAGGTCTAAACTGTTCATCTGGTTATGGTGAACAAGGTGCTGTTGCAGACGGAACATTAGCCGCAGAAACTCCAGTTACAGTTGCAGCTCGTGGTCTAATGTTAAATTATGCAACTGCTGGATTTATTGGCGCTGCTACAGAAAGTGATGTTGCAGATACAGTAACAACTTCAGGAACACCAACAGCTGCTACTATTGTAGGTGCTACTTCAGGTGCAACTGCTACAATATTCAGAGTTAATATATCACTAGACTATTTGCATATTGAAAGTCTTTCTGGTAACTTCACACAAGGTGAAATTTGTACAGTAACAAAAGACGATAGTTCAACTTATCAATTAACACTATCTGCTTCTTTTGGAGATAGTACAGCTGCTCAAACAGCTCAAGTTGGTCCACTTATTGCAGTTAAATCATCTGACGGAACTTTACAAGATGTAAATATAATAAAAGTTGGTTCAAATGTTTTATTTGCTGGTGATACTAGTAAGTTTTATAGAGTTTCACTAACTTCTGAACAAAATTCTTCGAATGAAACATCATTACTAAGATTGACAGAAAGTGTTACAACAGATAGAGCGGTTGATGAAAATGAAGCTGGTACTGTTACAAGAGGTTTCTCAAATGTTCGTTTAACTGGACATGACTTCTTAAACATTGGTACAGGTGACTTTACAACTACTAACTATCCAGGTTCAGAAAGTCAGCCAGCTAACCAAGAAGATGAAATTACAGAAACCCTTGGTGGTCGTGTTTACTTTTCATCTACTGACCAAAATGGTGACTTTAGAATTGGTGATTTATTTAGAATTGAACAGGCAACAGGTATTGCAACACTAAACGCAGATGCCTTTGACCTTTCAGGACTATCACAATTACAACTTGGTTCTATCGGTGCTGAATTAGGTGCAACGATTAACGAATTTAGTACAGACGAAACATTATCTAATGATAGTAACTCGGCAGTTCCAACAGAAAGAGCTGTTAAGGGTCATATGACAAGAGATAAAATGGGAACAGGACATCTTGTTCCACCAACAGGTACAACAGGAGAAAGACCAACTGGAGGTAATTTATACACAGGCGGTATAAGATATAACTCTTCTCTAGTAACATGGGAAGGATATAACGGAACACAATGGACAGGTTTAGGTGGTGGTAATCCATGGGCTTCAACAGCAGCAAGTATTACAGTAGCTGCTAACGACAGATATTTTGTAGATACTTCAGGTGCAGCCAAAACAATGACTTTACCATCTGCTCCTCAAACAGGTGACCAAGTATCATTCATTGATTTAGCGAGTACATTTGACACCAATAACTTAACAATCAATCCAAATGGATTAAAAATTATGAATAGTACGGCAAATTTAGTAATTTCAACCGAAGACGCAGGTATACAACTAGTTTATACAGGTTCAACATATGGTTGGAAGTTAACAGTTAATATCTAGTAAGGGATAAATAAAAGTATGGCAGATTTAAGAGATTACACAGGAAAAAATCGAAGGTTTACTGGTCTAAAAGGATTAGATATTCCTGGTGGTACTACTGCTCAAAGAGATACAAGTTTTGGTACTGGTACAATAAGATTTAATACCACAACAAATTTGATGGAATATTACGAAGGTACTGATTGGAAAGCTATTGACGCTCCTCCACTTGTAGTAAATTTTGCTGTTGATGGTGGTAGTGATGTTACATCATATACTATAGATAATGAAGGTGGCGGAACTGCTTCCATTGAAGTAAAAGGTTCGTTATTTGACACTACAGGTGCAACTGTAACATTTGTTTCTGATAATGAAACAATATCTACTCAATCAATTACAAGAAATAGTTCCAACTTATTAACTGTTACAGTAACAAAGTCGGATTTTGAGGCAGCTAACGGTCAATATAAAATTGTAGTAGCTAACGGTTCAGGTCTGTCAGCAAGCTTAGCAGACGCTATTGTTGCTGACACAGGAAATCCAAACTGGACCAATGCAGCTGATACAAATTTTGATATCACTAACGGCGCCAAAGGTTCAGTTTCAACCACACTTGCTCAGGCATCCGGAGGCAGTAGTTTTTCTGTAACTACAGGAGCATTACCCTCAGGTTTGTCTATTAATACATCTAACGGATTAATCACAGGTTCAACGAGTGCGGTAGGTTCTGATACCCAAACAACATTTACTGTTACAGCTACAGGTGATGAACAAACTCAAGCAAGACAATTTAAAATAACTCAGAAAGCTCCACAAATTACAACATACACTAGTGGTTCTGGTACTTTTTCAGTACCATCTGGAACAACAGCTGTTGATGTTTTAGCTATAGGAACAGGAGGACCAGGTGGTTCTCGTTCAGGTGGCGGAGGCGGTGCAGGCGGTATGATTGAAAGAGCTGCATTTCCAGTTTCGCCAGGAGCTGGCATTTCATATTCAGTTGGTGGCACAGGTCCATCACCAGCAGAGGGAACATCTCCCACTAAAGGTTCAAATACAACATTCGGAACACTTACAGCATTAGCTGGCGGTGCAGGACAAATGGACACCCAAGGTCAAATTGACGGCGGTTCAGGTGGTGGAAGACATTATAACCAACACAGAGCTGGTACAGGTCAACAACCTGCTCAACCAGGAGATTCAGGAAACTACGGACACGGTAATCCAGGAGGAAACGGTACAGCTGGACCTCATCACGCAGGTGGTGGAGGCGGAGGTGCCGGCAGTGCAGGTGGTAGTGGAAGTGGCAGTGCTCAAGGTAACGGAGGCCAAGGCAGAGCATCTACTATGTCCGGTTCATCCGTAACATATGCAGGTGGCGGTGGTGCAGGTGGACATCCATCAGCAGGACCAGGTGGTGCCGGCGGACCAGGTGGTGGCGGTTCAAGTAATCCAGGTGGTAATAACAATGGTAATCCTGCCACAGGTAACAGAGGTTCAGGTGGCGGCGGAGCCTTTCAGGCATCAACCGGTGGTGCAGGTGGTTCAGGTATAGTAATAGTAAAATATTAATTTAAATTTTTAAAGGTGAATAATTATGATAAAAGACGAAGTAGAATCTCATATTAAAATTAAAGAAGAACTGTATGATTATGGTTCAATATCTAATCGTGACAAAAAAGTAGTCGAAGAAGTTTTAAAATATATTGATGTTTCTTTACACGATACTGTAAAAGATAAGTTTGAAATTAAAACAAGACCGATATACAATGTAAAGAAACACCCTTTATGGAAGATATGTCAAGAAAATAATATATCTTTAAATCTTCAAGGTTTTGATTATTCAGCTGATGTTAATTCTATGAGATATCCAATTTATGGTTTATGTGAAGATTTTAGAAAATTAGAAAGATTATATGCTGCTATTGTAGCAGATGTAACTAATAAATTAAGACCTAATTTAAAATCAGACACGATTATTGATACCGAGTAACGGTCTACCATCATATACATTGTCATATTTTCCACCCTTTTCATTATAGTGAAAAAATACTTGAGCATGATGTTTACCTTTAAATTTCTCACGCCAATGTTCAACATCACAACCTCTATAAACTAAAGCAGAACCTGGTTTTAAATTATATCCCACCTCTGTGCCATCTAGTTTTTTTAAACATATTGGCCATTCATAATCACTATCATAACCTAAACATAGTGTAGCTGAAACTTCACAACTAGGTCTATCTACATGTCTTACTAATTCTGAGTCTGTAGTATATAATCTATGATATGAATATTGAGGTGTTAAATTTAAACCTGTTATTCTACTCATTTTATCACAAGTTAAATTTAATAGTGTATCAAAAAGTGGGTCACCATATTTACTAAAATCTCCAGGAGCTTGAGGGTCTTGAAACTGACCATCTAATTCTTTCTGATAGTATTCGTTTTGATAAGTAAATTTATAATTAATAGATTGTACTAAAGTCTTTACATAATGATACAACAAAAAAGATGTGTCATTATCAACAAAGTTATCTATAACAGCGTATTTTTCTTTTTTAAAATGTTCTACAGTATCTATCATTTAAACGGCCTTCCTAAACACCACATTACTAAACTATATCTTGTTCCCTTTGTCACAGGAGTTACACAATGATATGTATAACTAGGAAAAACAATCATAGAACCTTTAGGTTTAATTTCATTACATGTGTGAAATTGTTTATCACTATGTTGTCCATAATCAAATTTTAATAAACCTCCTTCATAGTCACTCTCATCACTAAGATTTATGGTTATGGATAATTTTCTAACTTTGCCAATAATATTGTCATCAGTAGTCCATTTACCAGGAAGTTTTCCATTTTTTGTTTTTACATCTGGTGAAATTCCTGGAATATACCTTTGATTGACAGCATGCCAGTCACCGGCGCTATCCAAATGCCAACCATAAAATCCAGTAGGAGAGTTATATTTTGTAAACTGAATTGATTCGAATGTATCAATATCATATTTCCAGCCAGATTTCATATTAGCTTCACGAACTTTTGGACATATTAATTCATATAACCAATCATCATTTAACCAAGCAACATCACTATCTCTTACATAGGTGTTTTTAATATCTATATTTTTGTCTTTTAGTTGAGATTTTGTTAGTTCTGATTGAGAAATTCTGTTGTCATCACACTTTTCATCATTATCATATGTGACGGCCGTTTCAAGTTTTTTTGAATTGCCTAATTTTATAATTCTGTCACAATCTTCACTTGATATTAAATTTTGAAAATACCAATACTTGTTAAAATTATCCATTATGTTTTCGCCTTATAAATACTACCACCATATTTATAAAGGATTATTATGTTAGATATTAAAGAATTGACAATGAACCACCACAAAAATGCTGAGAGGCAAGAGTTTGTAAAAATACTCATGTCTGGTGAAATAGACCATAAACTATATGCAACATACTTGTACAATCAATTACAATGTTACGCTGTATTAGAGAAGTATGGATTACACAACTCACTATTCAGAGATACACCAAATCTATTAAGAGCTGAACATATATTATATGATTACAAATCTTTTGAAATAGATACGCCAGAAATTACACAAAGTACAAATGACTATATAGAACACATTGAATCAATACAAGATGAGGCAATGAAACTGTATGCTCATATCTATGTTAGACATATGGGTGATTTAGCAGGCGGTCAGATGATACGAAGAAAAACGCCTGGTCCAAACAGATACTACAAGTTTAAAGATAAAGAAGTAGGTGACTATAGAAGAATAGTCAAAGAAACAATTAACACATACTTAAATGTATATGAACATTCAGTTGTACCTGAGGCAATGTTTTGTTTTGAAAGTGCAACAAAACTATTTAAAGAAATGAAGGAGCTCCATGATTTGGGAAAGACTAATTAAATGGCAAAAAGAAACTGTTGACTTATTAAACAAAGAACTGGTTGAATATAAAGAACCAGGTATGGAAAGGTTTAATAATGATGAGTTTGGTTGGGTCAATAGAACATGGAAAAACAAATATATTAGACGAGCTCATGTAGATGTTGTTGATGTAAGAGATACAAAAGGTTTATGGATGGCTCATGTCTGTTTGTTTCCAGAATTAACAAACGGTGGACCAATTTATGGTTTTGATATCATTGCAGGTAAAAACAAAGTTACTGGTGCATTTCACGACTTTAGTCCATTGTTACAAAAACACCACCCTTTAACAGAGTGGTTTATAGAAGAAACTAGTTGGTATAAACCAAGTAAAGAAAGAGAATTGCCAGATTGGGCAAAGGCAATCTTTAGTGGTGGCATGGTGGCTGCAGGTAATGTAACTGAGGAAAAAGAATTAAATCAGATATGTACAATGGCTACATCAAATCTAGCAAACTATATTGATAAAATTAGAACACATGATGGTGAATCTAATAGAGAAGATGTGATAAAAGCACAAAATTACTACTGTGAACACCAACAAATGAACCCTCATACGCCAAGAGTTATGCAATCACTTGGTTTACCTGATGAGGACATTAAATTGTTTTGTCAAGACAATCTCTTCCCTAAGATATAATAATTCTTATAAATATACCAGAAAAGGTAAACAATTATGGCAGAACCAGCAACAAGAGAAAATTTAAAACAATATGCTTTAAGAGCTTTAGGTAAGCCTGTCATTGAGATAAATGCAGATGACGACCAACTAGAAGATAGATTGGATGAGGCATTACAGTATTTCGCACAGTACCACTATGATGGTATTCAAAGAGCATATTTAAAGTATCAATATACACAAGCTGATAAAGATAGAATTAAAACAGACTCAACTGAATCTGTGACTAAGAATGGTATTACCACTACTTGGAAAGAAGGACAAGGATATGTTATTGTTCCAGAGAGTGTTATATCAGTAATTAATATATTTCCATTTTCAAACAAAGGTAGTATGAATCTATTTGATGTTAGATATCAAATGAGATTAAATGACCTGTATGATTTTTCATCAACAGCAGTTGTTAACTACGATATTGTTATGCGACACTTAGACTTCTTAGACCATATCTTAGTAGGTGAGAAACCAATAAGATTTAATCAACACGATAACAGACTATACATTGATATGGACTGGACAAATGATTTAATGGTCGGTGAATACATAGTAATAGAATGTTATAGAAAAATGGACCCCACAGTACACTCAGATGTTTATAATGACTTATTCTTAAAAAGATATGTTACAGCATTATTTAAAAAACAATGGGGAGCTAACCTATCTAAGTTTGATGGTGTAGCAATGATTGGCGGAGTTACATTAAATGGAAGACAAATTTATTCAGAGGCATTATCAGATATCGAAAAGTTAGAACAAGAGATTAGAAGCACATTTGAACTAAACCCGGCGATGCTCATAGGTTAGGTAATGATATGTACCATTATGTGTATAAAACCCATAGCCCAGTCAGTAAAAGATTTTATATTGGTAGTCACTCTACAAATAATCTAAAAGACAATTATAAAGGTTCAGGTGTTTGGGTTAAATCTTGTAAAAGAAATAGAAAAACATTTGACTCTTTAATATGTAAAAAAGTAAAATTTTTTAATTCAATAGAAGAAACTAGAAAATACGAAGAAAGACTGATTAAAAAACATATTAATAAAAAATTAAATATGAATTTTAAATTATCTGCTGATGGTATGAAAAGTGAAGATATGTTAGGTGAAAAAAATTCAATGTATGGTAAAAAACATAAACCAGAAACTTTAAAATTATTATCAGAAAAAAAACAAGGTGAAAAACATCATTTGTGGGGTAAGAAAAGGCCTGAAGTTGGTAAAAAAATATCTAAAGCGTTAAAAGGTAAATTATGTTGGGATAATAGAGGTGATAATAACCCTATGAGAAGACCTGAAGTCGCTGAAAAAGTTTCTAAATCATTAACAGGCAGAAAAGTCACTTGGATTCCAAAAGGTAGAATTATAACTTGGGGTCATAAAATTTCAGAAGCTAAAAAAAGAGCTAATATGTTAAAAAGAAAAGGGGAGGTAGTTTAGTGAGCGTGAATCATTACTTCCAGGGAGGTAGAGGTATCGGTAATAACTCTGAAAAGAGATTACACGAAGATATCATAATTGAGAGTCTAAAGATT